TACCCAGGCGCCCGGCAGTGCCTGATGTGCGGCACCGTCACCTTCGGCGCCGTCTTCCCGCCGGCCGTCGCGGGCAACGACTGGACGTGGCGGCAGTGGATCAGCGACAGCCTCGGCACTCCGAACGGCCGCGCCAAGTCGGAAGCGGCCGCGAAAAATGCGCTGCTGGCCGCAGTCCGCGACTTCCTGCGCGCAGCCAGCCTTGAGGTGAAGCGCGATGACTGACCTCCCGACCCAGTTCGTTGCCGGCCCCGCCCGCGCGATCCCCTGCATGGCGGGCCGTTAGCATGCCCGCGCCTGCCGCCAGCCAGAAGGCGATCGAACGCGCGATCGGCGCGGCGAAGGCCTGCGGCCTGACCGTCACCGGCTTCCGCGTCTCGAAGGACGGAACGGTCGAGGTATCGACGGCCGTCCCGGCGGCAGTGGACAGGCCGCCGGCCGATGTGTCACGCATGGTGCCGAAGCAATGGAGACGGTAGAATCGGTGCGGGTCGACTTCCCGGGGCTGCTGATCGAACGCCACAGGAACGGCTCGACCCGGTATCGCGTCCGGGTCGAAGGCAGGAAGGCCGTCCGCATCCACATCCCGTGCGGGCCGGAAGCCCCGGATTTCGCCCACTACTACCACGCCGCCCGCGCCGGCGAATGCTGGCAGCCGCCGAAGCCACGCGCCGTCGAGCGGTCGCTCGACTGGCTCTGCGGCCGCTATCTCGATTTCCTCGGCAAGATGGCCGAGGCCGGGCAGATGTCGCCCGCCACCCTGAAACAGCGCCGCAGCGTGCTGACCCGTCTCTGCGATCACCTGGACGACGACGGCGACCGCTACGGCGATGCCGACATGGACGCCCCCACCAGCGCGTTCGTCGCGGTCCGCAACGCCTGGGCTGCCCACCCGGGCGCGGCCGACAACCTGATCAAATCGGTCCGGGCGGTCTACAAATGGGCCATCGACGCCGGCGAGATGGGGCACAACCCGGCCTCTGGAATCGGACCGATCAACACCAGCCCGCAAGGCGGCGCGGTGCCCTGGACGGCCGCCGACCTGAAGAAGTTCAAGGACCGCCATCCCGCCGGCACTACGGCGCACCTCTGGCTGACGCTGCAGGCGTTCACTGCCTGCAGGATCGGCGATGCGATCTGGCTCGGCCGCGACCAGGAAACATCCCGCGGCGGGCAGGTCTGGCTCGAATGGCAACCGCGCAAGAAAGGCTCGGCGTTCGTCTCGTTGCCCATGCTGCCGCCGCTGCACGACGCGACGCGCGCGGCGCGGGTCGTCGGGCCGACCTACCTGCTGAACGAAAAAGGCAAACCGTTTGCCTCGGTCGAGGCGCTGCGCGTCAGGGTGCAACGCTGGTGCGAGGCCGCCGGACTGCCGGGCCGGTCGTCGCACGGGATCCGCAAGGCGATGGCCGAGACGATGGCCGAGGCCGGCTGCAGCCAGCACCAGATCATGGCCGTGATGGCGCACACCCAGGCCAAGACGTCCGAGATATACACCAAGGGCGCCGAGCGGCGGATTCTGGCGGCCGAGGGGGTGCGGGCGCTGGCCTCCCTTGACTGGTAGGTGTCCCGCACACTGTTTTTGCGGGACACTTCAGACAGTAAAACAAGGGGCACAACGACGCTCCGGTATTCCAGGGTCGCCCACCATCCAGACAAAAAATCCAATAAAATCAATGGAGAAGTGTCCCGCGCGGCGCTGATGCTGCATCAACGGAATCAATGGGTTACGGGTCAGGTGTCCCGCAAATCCGCCTGTCCGGGACAGCATGCCCGCGCTAGACTGCCCTTCGGGCAAGGGGCGAATCCATGTGCAACCTCTACAGCCAGACCCGCGCGCAGGAGGCGATGCGGCAGATTTTTCGGCCGGTCCGCCTTGTCGACCGGACCGGCAACCTGCCGTCGCTGGCCGAGATCTATCCGGACTATCACGCACCGATCGTGCGCACCGGAGAGGACGGGCGGGAAATGGTCATGGCCCGCTGGGGCATGCCGACGCCGCCGAAATACCTCGAGGGCAAGAAGACCGATCGCGGGGTCACGAACATCCGCAACGTCCGATCGCCACACTGGCGGCGCTGGCTGGGCCCGGCAAACCGCTGCCTGGTGCCGTTCACCCGGTTCAACGAGGGTCCGTGGTTCGAACTGGCGGACGATCGCCCCGTCTTCTTCGCGGGGATCTGGACGCGCTGGACCTCGGTCCGCAAGCTGCGGGACGGCGAGACGACCGACGATCTCTACGCGTTTCTGACGACCACCCCGAACGCCGAGGTGGCGGCTGTGCATCCGAAGGCGATGCCGGTCATCCTGACCGATCCGTCCGACTGGACGACATGGCTGGACGCACCGGCCGAGATTGCGCTTCAGCTGCAGCGGCCGCTGCCGGATGGCGCGCTGCGGATCGCCGGGGCCTGAGGGATGGCGGAAAAAAGCGCACCGCGTGCAATTCTCCACTTGCATACCGGGTCAAATGACCCTATATTCAATTCATAGCCAAGGGGCAGCGCGCCCCGCCAACCAGGAGACACGGCCATGCAAACCACCACCTACACCGCCGACGAATTCGCCCGCGCTTTCCCCCGCGCCCGCGGCCATCACGCCGCCCTGTCCTACGTCGCCATTGCGCATCACCCGAAGGCATGGTCCGACGCGGAAACCGAGGCCCGCGCGTTCGGGAACGCGGTGAGGGTCGGCTGCACGAATATCTCGAACAGCAAGGCCGTCACCCGCTTCGCCATCCTGCCCGAGGCCGGCGAATGATTGTCCACCTTATGCACGATCCATGGGCCGCGTCTGCGGCCCATGTTATCACGGCGGCAAGCCTGCGCGACTGGCGGGCGGCCATCGCCGGCCTGCCACCGGCCAGATATTCCGCCGCGATCGAGACGGACGGGGGGATTTTCCCGGTCCAGAGGCTCCATGGCGCAAACTGGCCGGCAGAGGTTGTCAGCCGCGACGGGTTCCTGGTGATCCGCACCGGGCTCAGCGGTGCCAGGCTCGCAGAACAGCAATGGCAATGCCTGTCGGAGTTCCCGGACCATCTTGCCGCAGTCGGAAAATTCCTGGGCGATCTGTCGGGCATGACGCGCCGGGCGGTCTACCCGCCGCCGAAACCCGTGGAGGACTGACGTGACGCAGGACGATTTGAGGGCTGCTAGGCTGGCCATCGCGCCCGGGATGTCGCAGGCTGCATTCGCCCGCTGCCTGGGCTATGCAGATGCCGACGCCTACCGCAAATACGAGGCCGGCAGCAGGCCGGTCCCCCACCTGCTGGCCATGCTGATGCAGGCGATGGTCTCGACCGGCTGGCGCCCCGGCGGCTGGCCTGCCTGATCGGCGCCGACGGACGATGCATCGAGATCGCATTTTCGACACAACCTGCACGCAGTGTTTACTGGCTGGTGAGGCGCGCTTGATCAAACTAACACCCATATCAGGCAAACCTGAAACTTCTTATGGACATATGTCTTTGCCGCGTAGCAGTCTGCGAATCAACGGAAGGAGAGCAACCGTCATGTCCGCCCTTGTGAAGTGCGACGACAGCAAAGTCCGCGCGACGCATCGTGCGTGGGGTAACGTCGTTGACCGAAAGCCCATGTTCGATCACGTCGTGACACTCGATGTCGAACTGGCCGAAGAGTCGTGGGACAGACTGTCCGTCTACACCCCGAACCTTGAATTCCGGGAAATGCCGGTTCGGCTTCACCGCGCGCTGGTGATGGCGCTCAGTAACCTCAAGACGAAGTAATCGTGAGCGACGAGATCGACCAGGACGGACCTCGCGACGGTGAGATATTGCCACCAAGTGAGGTTCAGGGCGAACAGGATTCCGCGCTAAGCCAGACGCTGATTGCTCTCGTTAGCAGCTACACCGACCGCCCAGATCTTCTTGTCGCCGAGATCGAAAAGCACGATCCCGGGTTCGTCAAACGGATGAATGCAGCGTCCGAAGCCCATGCCGAAGAAGGCCGGCGCGAACGATTCAAATTTGGAAAGGTTCAAGCCTACACAGCGCTGTGCGTGTCTGTCGTTGCTGCGGCAGCCTTACTTGGGGCTCTCTACTTTGCGATCCATAAGGATGCCGGGTTCGGCGTCTACGTCGGCCTGTTTCTATTCTACGCAGTGACGCAAGGCGGGCCAGGTGGGTTCGCTCGGATTATCGATTCGCTGCGTCATGTCGTACCTAGCTCCCGGCCCGAGGACAAAAAAACCGACTGAGCAAAGGCGCATCGAGATGGCCCTCACCGCCGCCTGATCAGCCGCCAGCGCGGCAGGCGCAGGACGCAGCGTCTCATTTTCGGATGCGCCCGAGGCCGACGACGCCGAAGATCGCCAGCACGATCATGCCCGCCCAGTCGTCGAGCGGTGGCGGCAGGGCGGCAATGGACCATGTCTGTGGCCAGGCGCAGAGGCGGCACCACAGCACGGAATAGACCAGGACGGCCGTCCACCAGAACGCCAGCGGAAGGGCGAAGACCAGCATCAGCCAGAATCCGCCCGCCCGCATGAAATCGGCACGCGTCCGGTAATGCTCGCCGATGATGTCCGCCTTGATCCGGTCGCGGTCAGCCTCCGCGGCGATCTTGCGGTCGACGGTGTCAAGGACACGCCCGAGGAACCCGCCGCGCAGAAAGCTGAGGATGGCGCCGATCATCGCCCGAGCCTCCGCCCGATCTCATCGAGCAGCAGGCTCATCCGCCAGTCGGGCTTGACCACGGGCCAGGTCATTTTGCCCTCGGATTCAGGCTGTAGGGTCGCGCGTAACCGGCTCTCTGCTGGGCGATCAGCAGGCCGAACAGCGGCGCCAGCGTCTGCATGATGTGTGCGACCTGCGCCGTGCTGACCGGGGTCACGGCCGACACGGCCCAGCTGATGACGGTGGCCGCCGGCAGCGCTGTCGCAGGGTCGGCCGTCATCTGCACGGCGATGTCGATCAGCGTCAGCAGCAGGGGAACGATCCCCGCCCAGAAGCTGCGGGTGTAGGCAAAGAAGATCGGCTCAATCCAGTCCCTTGTCATTCTGTGATCTCCGCGGCGGCTTTCATGAAGGAGGTCGCGCGGGCACGTTCATGGCGCGCGCGGCCGAGAAAATTGACGGCGATGACGATCAGGAGGCCGATCGCCAGCCACATCGCCCAGTCCGGGATGTCGGGCAGCACGGCACTGCCGCCGGCCCCGGCCCCGGCCCCGCCGGCCTTGCCGGTGTCGGCGCGGCGGCGGCGGTCGGCCTCGACCGCCTCGGTCTCGACCTGGGCGCGGCGGGCCTCGGGGGTCATCGCGGCCAGCGCCATCGACACGGCCTTCGCCTCGATGTCGGCAACCCGGCGCGACCAGCCGCGACCGAATGCGCCCCAGGTCTTCAGGCCGCGCAGGAATCCCATCCTGGCTGCACAGATACCGATGACCGCCAGGTCGGGCTTGACCCTGCCCACCGCGGCGAGCGTGCGCGGCCCGATCGACCCGTCCACGTCGCGGCCACGCAGACCGGCCGCCAGTTGCAGCCAGCGGGCGGCTCGGGCCGGGCCCGAGTTGATCGCCGGGTCCAGCGTCGCCAGGTCGACCCCGGCCGGCAGGCTGTCACCCCTGATCACCGGCCAGAAGTCGCGCCGGTAGATGCCCGCCGCCCGGGCCGGGGTCATGCCCCGGATGTCCTCGCTGGGATAGCTTCGCTTCGAGATCCCGAAGTTCGTCTCACCGCCGGGGTCGCGCTTGTCATGCACATATCCGCCCTCGTGGGGCAGGATGATGCCGATGCATCGGTCGAAGTTGCCCTTCATTTCAGCCCCCAAGCATCCGGCTTCCGGCCGCCACCATGGCGCCGATGATCAGCCAGGCGAGTTTGTCAAACGTCCGGGCCCAGACCCCGCGGCCGATGTTCACCCGCTCCAGTTCTCCGACGCGGGAGTTCTGCTCCCGCATCATCGCGTCCATCGCGTCCATGCGCTTGAAGAGCGTGACCATCCGCTCTTCGACGCGGGCCAGAAGCACCACTGCCTCCGACAACTCGTCGATCTTGCTTTCGATCCGGGCCAGCCTGGACTCTGTCACGGCAGCCCCCACAGCACGGCGCAGCCGATCGCGGCGCAGGTCAGCGTCAGGGTCGCGGCGAGACCGGCGCACCAGGCGCCGGCGAGGATCAGCGGGACGGCCATCGGATCAGGCCGCCAGAGGGCGCTTGCGGCCCGCCTTCACGCCAGCCAGCAGCGCACTGTAGGCTGCCTCATCGCGGGGCTGGTTGACGATGTTGCCGAACTGGACGGGCGTGTCGGACATGCCGCCCAGCACCAGGCGCGGGACGATGCAGCCAGTGACGCTGATCTGGCTCGACAGCGCCCCGCCGCGCGAGGCCTTGGCCGCCCCGACCTTGAGCTGCGGATACTGCGCGTTGGCCCCGGTCTGGGTGAACAGATGGACGTTGCGGGCGGTGAAGCGCGTGGCGCCGGCCACGGTCAGGCCGTGGTAATGGTCGGTCGCCACCTGCGCATCCTCGATCAGCCAGTCCTCGTACATGCCGTCGAACAGGCCGATGCCCTGCGACCAGCCCGACAGCAGGCGGGCGCGGCCGGAGTCGAGCCAGTCGACGTGCCGGTAGCCGCGGACGATGACGCGGCGCAGCACACCGTTCGGGCCCCAGCCCTGGAACCCGTCGTCATGGCTCGCGTCGATGTTGAAACTGTCGCCGGAATCGTTGAATTCATGCACCGCACCATCGCCCAGCACACGGTAGAAATCGGTCGAACAGCCGATCACCCGGTTCCAGGCCGCGCGGGTGTTCAGGCCCTTTTGCAGGATGCCGAATCCCACACCGTAAAGTTCGCAGCCGATGGCCTCGCTGCTGGCCCCCAGCAGGTTGATCCCGAACACCTTGCGCGCTTGCCATTCGGCCAGCGACCAGCCGTGATACTGCCGCCCGGTCTGGTGGCCCATGCCGATGCAGTCGACGAACCGGACGCCCATCGTCGTCGCCGCCGCCTCGAACAGCGGCCGATAGGGGTTCACCAGCGGGAACACCGTCGGATAGGCGGTGACGCCCTCGATGTCGAGATTGGCGGTCGATCCCGCCACCTGGACATATTCGGCGCGGGTCTGGCCGACGGCCACGATACGCACGGTCGAGGCATACTGCCCGCCGCGCAGCACCAGGGCGCCCAGGTCGCCGGCGATGCGGATCGTGTCGCCGCCCCTCGCCAGGCCGAGCGCGTTCTGGATCTCGGCGGCCGTCTGAAGGACGGGCCCTGTGCCCGGCACCGGCGCGGGAACGGGATCCGGGGCGGGGGCTGGCGCGGGTTCCGGTTGCGGCACCGGAACGGGCTCCGGCACCGGCTCGGGCCGGGGTTCGGGCTCCGGCGCAGGCGCGGGCCCCGGCTCGGGCTGCGCCTCGGGTGTCTCCGCCAGCCCGGCCTCGATGCGCGCGGCTGCGGTCGCCAGATCGCCCCTCACGGCGATCAGGACGGATTTCAGGTCGTCGGGCATCAGATGGCCTCCTCGATGCGGATGGGCAGTTTGAATCCGTTGGGCACGGCCTCTTTCTTTCCGTCCCCGAGCGTGACGACGAACAGGCCCTCGAACTCGCCGAACACGGCGACGTCCTGGTCGGCCCACGGGTAGGCGAACGCCGGCGCGCCCTTGTAGGTGATGTGCAGCGCCGGCTGGTCATCGACCCGGATGATGCGGTCGTGTTTGCCCCACATGCTGAACGTGATCGGCTCGGTCCCGCTCAGGACCAGGCCGGGCGGGCGGGGCCAGACCAGCCCCGGCGAGCGGCAGAACTGCGTGGTGACGAATGGCTGGATCAAGTGCGGTACTCCCCGAACGTGCCTGTGGTCTCGCTGTCCTCGGGCGTCGCCCAGCGTGCGGACGACGCTGGAGCGGCGGCGTTCGCGATGCTCGCGTCTCCGAGCGTGATGGTCAGCGCCAGCGCATCGGATGCGATGGTGCGCCCAGCGACCAGCCTGGCGTCGCCAAGGGCAATCGACAGTACCAGCGCCTCGGCCGTCGTCGTTCGCGCCGTGGCCAGCGCCGCATCGCCCAGCGTCATGGTCAGGCTCAGCGCCTCGGCCGCGATGGTGCGCCCGGCGGTCAGCCGGGCATCGCCGAGCGAGATGGTGAGCGACAGCGCCTCGGGCGAAATCGTCTGGCCGGGGGTAACCGTCAGCACCTGCAACGATGGCTGCGGCTGGATCGGCACCCCGTAGAACGGATAGGGCTGTGTCGCGTCGTAAAGCGCCGGGATGTGCTCGACCGGCATGTCGAGGACCAGCCGCGCCGTCACGTCGCGCGGCTCGAGCAGGTGGCCCGCCACCTGGCCGCGCAGCAGCTCCAGCCCGTCGCCGCTCACGAACGCATTGACCGGCGTGATGCGCAGCCGGCCGGTGCGCCCGGCGCCCGTTCCCGTCCCGCTGTCCGCGACCGCCGTCGTGCCGCGATAGTTGGCGGGATAGGTCGTCTCGGTCGTCTTGAACACCGGGCGGCGCTGCGCGTCGGTGTCGGCGGCGCGCCTGATCTCGACGCCGATCACCGGCTGGTAATGCGGCGGCTCGGGCGACGGCGCGGCCATCGCCTTGATCGCGCGCACCGTGGTCAGGGTGCCATCGTTCGGCAGGCTCACGATCAGGTCGGCATGGGCGCCGCCCGCGCCGGATGCGTTGCCCGTGACCTTGCCCTGCTGCACGTTCACGCCGCAGGCGGTCAGGATCACCGGCAGGAACTGCATGGCCATCTGCGGCACGCCGAATGCGTCATCGGTGCGCGGATGGATGCCACCGTTGAAATCGACCAGGTGAGCCGAGAACCCGCCGGCGACCGTGAAACTCTGCACCCGAGCGTCCGTCAGAAACGTGTCGCGCAGGTAGGATCGCGCCGGCCGGTCAAGCTGCGTGATCCGCCCGCCGCCGTCCGAGTAGTTGAGCATCTCGGTCGTCGGCGTGTCGTGGAACGGCATCGGCTCGACCAGGGCGATCTTGGTGCGGTCGCGCGACCGGATGCCCCGCCCCTTGAGGTTCGACGCCACCTCGACATCGTAAAGGCAGTGGCTGACGATGCTGCCGGAGTAGTTCGGGCTTTCCGGGTTCGCCGTGCCCAGCACCTGCGCCGCGCCGCTCCAGCGCTGGCCCATCAGCTGGCCGGCCCAGTCCTGGCCGAATGTCTTGATCGAATCCGCCGGGCTGTTCCACCAGCACCAGATGTCGAGGTCCAGCTCGGACCCGCCCGATGTCGCCAGCGCCTCGATGTCGGCATAGGGCTGCCAGTTCCGGCCCGCGTTGCCGTCATCGAACATCTGGTTGATGTTCGTCCCCGCCACCGCGCCGTCGATGATCTCGAATTTCCATCCCGGCATCTTGAAGTGCAGGGCGTTCGCCAGCGCGGCAAGGCCGACGTTGACCTGCCCCGCGACATAGGACGTCACCTTGCGCTTGACGATGGCACCGCCGACCGTGTCGTCCTCCTGCGTCAGCGTGGTCAGGTTGGTGGCGAGCTGCGCCGGGAATGTGTAGGCCGAGGAATAGAAACTGTTCGGCGACAGGAAATAGACCAGCTCCGACTGCCCGGTGATCTTGACCTTCTTGCCACAGCCGAACTGGTTCGTCGCCGTGATCTTGGTCAGGTCGTCGGTGCCGTAGCGCGCCTCGATCGTCCACCACTGGGCAGGCATCCCCGCCAGCGACTGCGCCCATGTCACCGACCAGTTGCCGGCGGCGTCGACGACAGCGGTCTGCCAGGCGGTGTTGCCGCCGACGGACGCGCCGCGCACCTGCACCTGCTGGCCGGTGGTGCCCTTTCCCGTCAGCGTGACGGTGGCGGTCGCGTTGTTGATGGTGCCGAACACATACCCGTCGTAGGGCAGTTCGGTGATCGACAGGGGCTGCGTCACCCCAGTCGACAGGACCGCATCGCCCAGCGTCAGGCTCAGGGCCAGCGCCTCGGCAGCAATGGTCCGCCCGGCGGTCAGCGCCGCATCGCCGAGGGTCAGGGACAGCGCCAGCGCCGCGGCGGAGATGGTCCGCGCTGTGGTCAGCGCCGCATCGCCGAGGGTCAGGGACAGCGTCAGCGCATCGGCCGTCGTCGTCTGCCCGCCGCCGGACGCGACCTGCTCGAACACCTCGACGGTCTGCCATCCGAACCGGGCCGAACCAGTCCACGAAAATGCCACCGACGCCGCCCCGGCTGTCGGGACCGCCTTGTGCGCCAGCGCGGCCACCAGCGATTTCAGGTCGGTCGTGCCGGTCTGGCCGTCGCCGTCGGACGTCCCGTCGGTGACCGAGATCGCCGTCGACGGGTTGCCGGTGCGCTTGCCGATGCCGATGGCGCCGAACAGCATGGATCCGTTGACCGTGGTCGTGCCGCTCGCCGTCTGCGACGTGCCGCTCGTCAGCGTGTTGCTCGACAGCCGGGCCGGCATCGTCGTCTGATGCGCGTCCGTCAGTTCGGCGGCGATGGCCCACATCGACCACTGCCCGCTCGACGCCGTGACGGACAGCGTGCCCGCGCCGGATGGCGGCGCCGGCAGGTAGCCCAGCACCTGCCAGACACGGTCGCCCGAATGGTAGCGGTAGGTGCCCGCCAGGATCGAGACCGATGCGCCGTTGAACGTCGCGGTGATCGTCGGCGCGGAGGTGGCAGACGCGCTGCCGCCGTCCATCGCGTAGATCGCGAACAGCAGGGCCCGGTTGCCCCCGGACCCTACGGTGAAGGCCGCCCCGGGGCCGAACGCCGTCTTGGCGGTGACGAGGCTTTCCTCGCTGAGGATGATCGCCGACTGGACGACTGACAGCGCCATGATGCGCGCGTTCCCGCGGTCAGAACTGCAGGATCAGGCCGTCGGCGGCGACGACATCCCAGGTCAGTGGGTCGCCCGAGTTCAGGGTTAGGGTCGAACCATGGTCCCACCAGCAGATCAGCGGTTTGACCAGCGCGGTGGTCGTGGTGTTGTAAAGCGCGAAATATCGCAGCGTCACGGTGCCCGTCGCGGTGAACAGGGGCGACGCATCCGCGATGGTCAGTTTCGCCAGACCGCCCGACGTGGTCCAGCCGGTTTCGGTCAGGTCGAACCCGTCGGCGACATAGCCGCCCGATGCGGCGATCTGCGTCAGGTCAGACAGCAGCGTATTCGTCGCCACCGGCGCGGTATTGCACAACACCAGTTTCAACTGGTGGGCCGACAGATCGTGCACGCCCTTGCCCAGGTGATAGCTCAGGTTGTTGAATTTGTTCGCGACAGCCATTGTTCACGGACTCCGTGTTGATGCCGGTCCTGCCGGCGGGTTTCAGGGATTGCTCAGCGCGTCGCGCTGGTCAGGATCGCCGCCAGGACGGCGGCGGAAAGGATCGCCGCGGGCCACCAGCCCGCGCCGTAGAAGGCGCCAAGGCCGACCATCGCGGCGTCGATCATCCCGTCGCGCACGCCGCCGCCGCGCTTCAGGTCGGCTCGCTCCTTGATCAGCCAGTAAAGGGCGGGCGCCGCCAGCCGCGCCCCGGCAACGAGGCCCGAGGCGAGCGGCCACAACGCCGCGCCCAGCACGGCATGGGCGACGGCGATCAGCAGCGACAGGAACGGCCGCTCGCCGCGCGCCGAGGGCGTCATCATCTCGCGCCAGATGTCGAGGATCGCCGCGCCCGGGGTCATGCGCCCATCACTCCGCGATAGGCCGTCACGGCCGCGTCGACACCGGCCTTGTCGGCCGCATCCTCGATCGCCTTGACGGTGCCTAGACGCGCGGTCTCGATCTGCGCCGCCGCCGCCCGCCATTGCGCCCCCATCGTGAGCCAGAGGGCGGCAAGGTCGCCCGCCGTGGCGGCGGTGATGCCGATCTCGGCGGCGATGAGCGGATAGTCCGCCAACACCGGCGCCGGGTCGGCCTGCCAGGCGCGGGCTTCGGCCTCCTTGGTCAGGTAGAGCATTTCCTGCCCAGGGATCCATGTGATGAACCCCTTGCGGACCTCGCCCGCAATGGCGTTGACCGTGGCGATGGCCGAAAGGCGGTGGCTGGACAGCGCCGCCGCATCGTCCGCCGCGACCTCTGCCGGTGTGCGCGGGTCGGTCCATGCCCCACTGGCCGGGTCGAACACGGCCCATGCGCCGGGCCGCGCTGGCAGAGGATGCACAGCGCCGGCGTAGACATAGACCGACAGGGGGTCGTCGATGTCTGCGGCGTCATGCTCGGCAAGGCCGGCGTAGCTGACCCCGCCCCCGATCCGGGCCCACCGCGAAACCAGCCCCGTCTGCGGGTCGTAGAACAGTTTCATCGTTTTGCTGCCAATGCCCAGAGGTTGGAACTATTGACGCCATAGCCACCGGCGTTTTTCATCTGCGCCGTAACGACCACAGGGTAGCCAGTGACGGAGGCACGCGAGAGACCCAGATTGTAGCGGCGCAGCCCGGGGTTGTTGTTCAGTGTCCCCTTCAGGATTTCTGCTACCTTCGTACCGCCGATGAGCACCTCCAGCGCGAACCCAGCCGGATAATGGGTTGGATCGTCCAGCGTCACGGAGAGAATCCCGATGACCGCCTGCGAGGCGATGTTCGTATCCAGCGACAGCGTGCAGATCGTCGTGTACGCCGCACTGTTATTGGTGACGACGCCGGAACCTACGACGTCGAACACGGTCACCGCCCCGGCCTGGAGTTTCAGTGTCCCCAAACCATCGTCGGCAACATCCGTCCCGGTCAGGTAGACCGCCGGCGTCGTCGCCGGCGTCCAGGACGTCCAGGATGCGGCGCGGTCGACGACAAACCGGGCGCGGACCTCATAGGTGATGGCCGGCAGGATGCCGTCCGCCACGATCAGCCCGCCCGCCTCGACCGTGTGGGTGCTGCCAGACTGCAGGACGGTGGTCGTGCCCTGCCGGCGCACCTGCCATTCGAGCGCCCGCTCGTCATCGAGGTCGGTCGCGTCCCATGTCAGCTGCAGCGCCGGGCGGCGGTTTGCCCCGCCAGCATCGGTCAGAGCCACGCCGGCGACAGCCCAGCCCGGCACCGCCTGCGCCACGGGATAGACCACCGTCGCCGGCACCGTGCTGGTCGCCAGCTCGTCTGCCGGCGCCCAGTCGTAATCCGTGGCGTCCCTCTCGCGCATCGACAGCGACTGGATCAGCGACATCGGATCGTCGGCGACCTCGGCCAGCTCGAACACCTTGGTGGTGTAGCCGTTGCGCGCCGAGGTCCAGCTGACCGCGTCCAGCGGCTCGAGGATCGCGGCCGACGGCGGCAGCGACAGGGCGTGGCGGCGGAACCGGCGCTCATCCTTGATGTAGGCGTTCATCAGCCGCTGCACCTGCAGCTTGTAGGGCACGGCGGGCAGGCCGAGGTTCGCCACCAGTCGGCGACCGCCGTCCGATGTTTCGTAGGTCGCGTTGTAGCGCGGGGGGGCCTCCTTGCTTTCCCACAGTGAGTCGGGTTCGGGATAGGTGGCCGAGACGCCGTTCCAGGTCTGGTCGAGCCCGTGGAACGGGTCGAAATCCTGCGGGCGCGTGACGATCACATCGTCGTCGGTGAAGAAGTGCACCGGCAGGCCCGGGCCGCCGACGCGCGGCTTCCACACCCCGCCGATGTCGGCGATCTGCCCCGAACAGGCCTTGAACAGCTCCTCCAGGACCGCGGCGGGCTCCTCGTCGACGGTGACCTCAAAGCCGGCGCGGTATTTCGGCTCGGTGCCGCCGCCGGACAACGCCACCGCCACGTCGCAGGCGTTCATCGCCGCGAACCAGTCCGACAGCGGCAGGTCGGGCGCCTGCGCGTCGCCGCCCCAGACCGAGCCATCGGGCAGGGTGATGCCGCGGGCGATATTGTAGGCCATGACCATCTGATTGTGGGTCGCAGCCCAGGTCGACGGCGTCGCCCAGCGTTGCGCCCCCGAGCCGCCGACGGTCGTGTCGGCGCGCGGGTCGTAAAGCGGGATGCCCAGCAGCTCGAACCGCACCTGCGGCAGGCCGTTGAAAACCTTGCGGTTGTACCGGAACGTCAGGATCGCATAGGCGACGCCGCGGCCGATCATGTCGGCCGTCCACGGGCGGTCAGGATAGCTGCCGTATTTCGACAGCAGCATCGGGTCGGCCACGGTCTGGCTGCCGTCGTAGAACTTGCACCAGGCATAGCCCGCCAGACGCCCCTCGACCGGCGAGCCGTAGTCGGCATGCGGCGTCGGCCCCAGCGTCACATATTCGCCGTCGATGATCAGGCGATTGAGCGCGACGCCCGGGATATCGCTGAGCTCGATGACGTAGGTCAGATAGGCGTTCGGGGTCTTTCCGACCTTGCCGTGGCTCATGGCCGGGCATGCGGCGACGCCGGCGGTGGCGTATTTGCCGATAATGAACGACAGCGGGTTCACGCCGCCGCCGGCGGTCGAGCTCGTCTTGATCCCCGGGATCTTCGGCTTCGGCGCCAGCGCCTGGCTCAGCGCGGTCATGGCGACGGTGGTCAGCAGCCGGCCGGCGATGGTGGTGGTCAGGAATGTGCCGATGGCGCTGGCCTGAAACGCCGAGACGGCGGCGGCGATGGCTGCTCCGATCTGCGGCATCTCAGCCCACCCTGAAGGCGCGCGCGGCGGCGGTCAGGGGCACAAGCCCCAGCCCCGCGGCCGACACCACATAGATCGACGCGCCCTGCACGACGCCAAGCGCCGGGCCATCCGCCGTGGGCACGGCCGCCACGTCGCCGGGCTGCGCCCAGGACACCGGCACCTCCTCGAGGTGCCGCGCGGCCAGCGCCACATGGTCGGCCACACCTTCGCGCTTCAGCACGCGCCGGCCGCCGGCCAGCGTCCGGTAGCGGCCGCGCCAGCCCTCGGCCAGGTCGTTGCCGGTCATCGCCTGGACGGCGCCGGCCGCGAACAGCGCGCAGTCATGCGCGCCGGGCGCGAACGGGGTGCGCGACGCGGCCGCCAGATAGGCCACGAGGCGGGCGTGCCAGTCAGGAAGCCGGGTCAATGGTTGCCTCCCCCGCCGCCGGATTTCGGAATGCCCGGCATTGGCGCCGCCGGTGACGTCGCCGCCCGCGCCCGCGCCTCGCCCCAGAACACGTCGACGGCGGCCGAGATGTCGGCATACCGCCGGAACCGGTCGCCCGACCGGCGCTTCTGGCTTTCGTCGCTCTTTTTCAAGGGCAGCGTCCGGGTCAGCGCCCGCGCCGCACTGGCCAGCGTCACGTCGCAACTGGCCTCGCCGCCAAGCTGCGGCGTGGTGATCGTCACGTCGTCGATCCAGCCCTTGAACACGCGGTGCGGCTCGGCCACCAGGGCCAGCGTCGCAGGGTCGAACAGCGCGCGGTGGATCTCGACCGGGGCCAGCCGCGGCTCGTATCCGCGGATCACCTGCGCCACCTCGGGCGCCAGCGGCGACAGGCTGACGCGGTGCATCCTGACCTGCACGCCCGTCGAATAGACGATGGGCTCGATGCCCAGCAGGCCCCCTGCCCCGAAATACGTCCGCGTCACGCCACCGATCGTGAAGTCCTGGTGGTCGTCGCCGTTCCACAGCCCGAGCGTGGCCTCGGCCCCGGTCCCGCGATCCTTCGCCCGGATCCAGATCAGCAGGCGGGCCATGATGCCGGTTGCCGACGCCAGATGCGTCGCCGTGGCGCTGTCGTAGGTGCGCAAGGGGGTTACCTCAGGGTCTGGACAATACGGAAGCTGGCGCCAGAGGTGTGAACCCTGGCGCCGAAACCGGGCCGGTAGGACCCGGGAACGACCTGCGCCTTGCACCACGGCTTGGCCAGCTGGACGGCAATGCCCGCTGTCGCACCGGACCGGATGTGCGGCGTCACCTCGATGTCGGTGGCGACGCCACCCGCACTCGCGGTCTTGGCCGTCACCACCTGGTGCAGCGCCTGGCGCACAGGGCTGCTGCCATAGGCGAAGGAGAGAAAATCGCCGCGGCGGATCTGGTAGTTTGCCGGCAGGCCGGAAATCGTGATCTCGCGGCTGTTCGCCGCAAAGGCGCTGATCGTCGGGGACGCTGCGCCGAGGATCGACCCCGTTGGGTCATAGGCCGGGTATTTCCGGCGCGGATCACCCGCCTGGAACGTACGTCCGGCCTGCCGCAGGATCGACATAAACGCCTCGATTGCGGTCTGGTCGTCGTGGATGCCCTGTGCCAGCTGCACCTCGGCTTCCCACAGCCGGGCGCCCATATCGGCTGTCAGAACCTCGCCTGAGGCGGTGCGGTTCATCTCCAGCGACTCTGGCAGGTAGAAGGCCGCCGACTGGATGCGCAGCGCGCCCCAGAATGCATCGTAGCCCAGCGGAAACGTCAGTGCCGTCACCCGACCCTCCGTTCATCGCGCAGGATCTGCTTGACGCGCTGCGGCTGGACCCTGTCATAACCCCTGACCACCTCAACGGCGACGCGCTGCGACGTCCCGGCCACGCGGGCGTCGAACTCTCCGGACGGATGGACCTCGACGATGACACGTTGCGGCGCATCCGAGCCGCCACCCACGGCCCGCACCCCAAGCGCGCCGCCAGATGCCCTGACGAGCGGCAGAATCGCCTCTGGCCCCGCCTCGCCCATCACGCCGACACCGCCGCCTGACAGGCCGAAGGCCGTCGTGCGGTTGACGACGCCGCCATCCGCGAACCATTTGATCGGCGCGCCGCCCCCGCCGCCGAAGATCGACGACAGCAGCCCGCCAGACCCTGCCGCGAAGGGGCCCGAGCCAAAGAGCGCGGCCTCAAGGGCGGCCTTGGCGATGGATTGCGCCAGGTTCTGGAAAACGTCGGACAGGCTCTCCCCCGCCACGATGGCATCCAGAAACCCGTTCTTCAGGTCGTCCTGAAGGCTCTCGAAGAATTTTGCGCTGTCGCCGGCGCCCTTGTACTTCTCCTCGATCAGCTTGATCGCCCTGGCATAGGTCTCGGCGTCGATCTTTCCGGCCCGCTGCAGCTCATTCAACTCGGCCAGCTCGGCATTGTATTTCTCGGCCGCCGTCCTGGTCTTCTCGAACCACCGCTCCGCCTCTCGCAGATCCTTGTCGATGCCGCCGCCGCCACCGCCACCGGCGGCGCGGCTGGCAGACCTGTTCGCTGCGTCGATAAGATTTTGCGCGGCGGCGGTCAGGGGCTTCGGACCGCTGTCCGGCGACATGAATCGGCGCGGGTCGCCGCCACGACCAGCGCCTGAATAGTCCTGCGCGGCCTGCATGTTCGCCCGGCTGAGCGCATCCAGCGCGCTTGCTGCGGCGGCGGCATTCCCTGCGAGGCGCCCGGCCTCGTCAGCCGCGCCGCCGGTCGCGGCCGCCACACCACCGGCCGCGGCTTCAGCAGCTCTCAGCGCCGATTCCGCATTCAGCGTCTCTGCATAGAACGCGCGCTGTTCCTCCGTCATATTCCCGACGCCGCCAGCCGCGTCGATGATGACCGCCTGCAGCGCGTCGATGGCTGCAATCTGGTCGGAGAAGGTCGTCGCCTGGGCCAGAGCTTCAAGTTGCGTCTGGAATTCTTTGACCTTCACGACACCTTCGTCGATGAACAGGTTTTCGATGCCAAGGAACTCCTGCGCCTGGTTGAACGCGTTCTGGAACATCGTCCCGTCGAACTGGCTCGCCAGCAGCTGTGCTGCGCTGGCCGCATTGATCATCACTTCTGCAAGGCGCAGCTCCTGAAGCTGCCGCTGCAATTCGACGATCTCCGGGGTGATCGCCCCGAACTGCTTCACCAGGCCATCAAAGGACGCACCTTCGACTGCCTGCCGGTAGTTGCGAAGCGCCTCGTTCAGCCCGTCAATCTTCTTCGACACATCCTCCGCGCTGGATCCTGTCTCGAAGAGGTTCGATGCGAACGGCAGAAGAACCGCCGCGCCTGCGCCGATCACGGCGCCAAGTACGCCGAACCCGGCAAGCAGCTGCGGCAACTGCTGGGCAAGCGCGCGGGCAGCCGATGTCCCGCTGCCGACCTGCACTGCGAAGTCGGCGATCTGAAAGCTCGCGTTCTGGATGTTGCCGCGCATCCCGCCGGCGCTTGATCCGAGTTGCGAGAACGCGCGGGATCCGTCGCGGCCGATTCCCTGCAGTTCTGCCCGCACCTGCTGGCCGCCCTCGCTGACCATCCGCACGGCAACGCGCTTTTCGACCATCTCAGCCCCTGTCTAGACGTTCGTTCATCTTCTGGACCGCTGTCGCCTCGATCTCGGGCAGCAGTTCGGCGGCGGCCAGCGGCGGCACACCAAGCGCCGTCCCCATCGTCATCATTGCCCCCAGGTCGAACCCGATGACCGCGCCGGGAATGACGCGCAGCTGGCGCGCGCCCCGGATCACCAGGTCCCAGACCTGCGCGCCCTCGATGGTCTGCGGTCGGTTCAGCTGGCCTGGGCAGTCGGCGCAGACGCCATCGCAGGCGCTGCAGTAGTCGGCGCCCCCGCCGAAGTGCCACTCGGCAAGAGCGCGGAGCCTTTTTTTTCGTCGGCCAGCACCTGCCAGCGCGAAATGTACAGCTGGTTGAAGGCCGCGCTCGCCTGGTAGAGGTCCATCAGGCAGTTGATGTAGTCCGCCGACGGCGCGACATGGGCGCCGTCGGCATCGCCGACGCCCTCCCAATCAAGGATGGCAATCCGGGCAATCGCCTTCGTCAGCGCGATACTGAATTCGGTTCCGTCCGTTTGCGACACCACCTCAGACATGGCCGCCTGCACGACGGCAGTCGTCAGCGGCGCGACCTTGACCCTGACCCCGGTCAGCAGCTCGATCCATTCCGGCTGCGGGTTGAGATTGAGACGGATCATGTTCAGTAGGCCGCCACGGTGTTGACCAGGACGGCGGTACACATGCGCGCCGGGCTCGCGGCCTTCGCCGCCTGCCAGTCGAACGTTGCCTGGATGCCGCCGGGCCCTTCCACCGCGATCTTCGGGCGCGGCAGGTAGACCGCGTGGGCGGTGAAGGTGAAACTGGCGTTCGCGCCCAGGGAATGGGCAAAGACCAGCTCGCACGGCGTCCCGGCGATGGCCTGGTTCAGAAGCGTCTGGTCGGAGAAGCGCGCGGTGAAGCTGCCGGTCAGTGCCGCGATGGACGGGTCGGCCCCGTCGATCTTGCCGTCGGCACGGATCGTCTCGACCCGGTCGAGGTTGTTGGCATAGGCGATCTCGGCCGAGACGATGTTGGCCAGCGCCGATCCGTCGCGGGTGATCGAGCCGTTGAAATGCCCGAAGCGCTGCAGCGTCATCGACGTCGGCGTCCCGGCGCCGGTCACGGCCGCCACCGCCTCGCCCTGCGCAACCAGCTCGACCTTTCCGGTCAGCAGGCCGGACCGCTGCATGCTCCAGCTCAGCTTGTCCACCATCACACCGGTGCTCATGGCGTAGTGCGGCACTTCCGGCAGGCCAAGCTCCAGCGCCATGCTGGGCAGCGATACCCCGCCCGACTGGAAGGTGTGGGTCTTGGGGGTGGTGCCGGTCGTGGTCGGCGCGCCGAACGCGCCCTTGAGCCACATCCCCAGGTTCTCGACATCCAGCGGAATGGATACCGATCCGTCTGCGGTGATCGCGTCCTTGATCGGGGCCAGCGGATCGCGGCCGAAGCCAAGCAGCTCGTTCTCGATCAGCGGCTGAGCCGCGCCCAGATCATACTGCGCGAAGGGGACCAGCTTGTAGCCGCTGGCCGGCGCGGTGCCGTAGACGGATTCGAAGGCGAGCGCGAGTTGCGCCCGCGCGCCCTGTGCGCGTGCCATGTCGGAAGTCTCCTTTGCCTTTGGATCAGCCCAGCGGGTCGGGCGTGGAATAATGGATGATGATCGGGACGACGGCGGCCTTGATCGGCGCCGCGCCCTCGATCGGCAGGTCTGCCGGTTCCGGCGCGGCGGCTTCCAGCCAGTCACAAAGCCCGCCAAGCGTGCGGTCGGCGGCCAGCGCCTGGCCAAGCGCCATGGTCAGGGCGTCGAAAGCCGCGTCGCGGCCATGGGTGCGCTGGGTCAGGATTTCGATCTCGGCGCGGTGTTCGTAGTGATAGGTCAGCGGCGACAGAGTGACCTCTGGCTCACCCGGCGCACCGTCGCGCAGGATGACAAGCCCGTCTTCCGGAATCTCGGCCGGAAGGCCGTCGCCACGCCACAGGTCGGTGCGGCTCAGCCCGGGGTCGGTCTGGAAATGCGCCAGGATCGCCCCGTGCAGGGCCGACAGGATCGCTTCGCGCCGGCTCACCGTGTCACCCTCCAGTTCGCCACGATCGCCGCCGGCAGGGACGCCCCGACCTGGTCCGCCGCCGCCATCAGGTTCAGGCGCTTGGGCAGCTTGACTTGCGGCACGAGCGCAAAGACCGGAACCGTCCGGTTGCGGAAGCCTCGCTTGGCCCTTTCGCCGAACGCCGGGGCATGACCCGCCCTGACCGTCCCGTCATCTACCAGCAGCGCTGTCCGCCCTCTGCGGTACACGAACCGCAGGCGGCGCCCCGTGCGCCGCTCCCACTCGGCCGGTGTGGCCCTGGCTCCGGATCGGCCCTTCCCGGCGGCCGGAAGCGGAATCGCCAGCCAGAAGCCGCTTGCCGACCGGATCAATGCACCGGCTTCATGTGCTGCCGTGATCACAGGCGCCTTCGACCAGATCAGGGACGCAGCGTTCAAGCTCGGGCGCGCCTGGGGATATGTCTGCGACCGCACCGCATTTGCCAGCCTGCGGCCCAGCCCTGCCGCGCCGATCTGCCCGCGCCAGTCTTCCTTCAGGCGGATGCCGGCAGCACGCATCGTGCCAGTCACGGCCCTCTGGCCCGCGCTGACCTCGGCGGCCATCATCGCGTTGAGATCGCCCTCGATAGTAACGGAAATCCTCATTCCGGCCTCGCGTCGATGGACCACACCAGCCGTTCGCGGTCGGCGCGCGGCGGCGACTGGATCACCAGGCGCTCCGTGCCGATCACGATCATGTCGCCGGTGCGCGGCTCGGCCATCTCCGACATCCGCACGTCCAGGCGGCGGACATCTGTCAGGATGCGCCCCGCCCCGAAATCGGTCATGTCGTCCGGCCGCGACCGGATCGCACGAACAGGAAGGCCGGGGGCGAAGCCGCCCCGCAGCCATGTTGCATCCACGGCCAGGTTCGGATCCATGAAGATCGCGTCGATGGCGGCGGAAAAGGCGGTCACCGCGTCGGCCTCAGATCGTGAAGGCGCCGGTCAGCAGGACGCGGCCGGTGGTTTCACCAGCGCCCGACCCGACGGCCGCCAGCGCGACACCGATCAGCTTGTTGGCGCCGGCCGCGGCAGCGGTGGTGCAGTTCTTGGCGGTGTCGTCCCAGTACACCTTCACACCCTGCGTCCACGCCTGCGACCCGGCCTTCACCATGTCGAAGACGCCGCGCGTCGCCACCTCGACCGCCGCGCCAGAAAGCGCGGTATTGACAGCCACACCAAACAGCGACCCGACCAGCACGCCTGCACCGGCCGAGACGTTGGCGGGCGCCGTGACGCTGACCACGTCGCCCGGTTGCACGAAGTTCTTCATCGCATGATCTCCCGATCAAAGGGTTCCTGAAAGACGAAGGGCGGCACATGGCCGCCCTTGCGTCAGGTTTCGTCCGGGGCCGGTCAGGCGCCGGCGTTCCGGTAGCCGCCGCGCCAGTCGACGGCGCCGCAGCCGAAGTCTTCTTCAACCGTGAAGCTCACGCCCTGGCGGCCGAAGGGTTCCTCCATGCGGATGCGCGGACCGGCCGCACCCTGCAGATAGCCGTAGGCGAAGTTCGCCAGACGCGACGGGTCAGCGAACAGGTACCAGGCGTTGCCGGTGATCTTCGCAGTCACCACGACAGACAGCGTTCCGGCGAACGGGTTGACGTTGCCGGCCTGCTGCGCCTGGATCGGCGCGACGATCTGCTGCGCCACGGTTTCCTTGTCGGGGCCGACCAGCAGGATCGCCGCGGTCACATCGAGGTCCGTGCCGTCAAGCCGCTTGCGCTTGCGCAGCGCGGCGCGCCCGACCGACAGCGACGTCAGGTCGATGGTGGCTGCGGAACCCGCCAGCGTGCCGTCGGTGGCGTTGAACATCTGCCGGCCGGTTTCCGTCATCGTCGGGCCGTTGTTGCTCGAACCGCCAAGGGCCATGGCCCAGAAGGTTGCGTCCTCGAAGGCCGCGACCGTGATGCCGGCATTGCTGATCATGCGGTCGATGGCGCCAAGATCATCGTTGATCAGCAGCTGACGCGACAGGGTCAGGCCCGCTCCGTAGGGCAGGACGGCCACCGATTCCTTCTTCTCGGACAGCGTGCCGAACTTGATCTCGCCACCCTCACCGACCGACTGCAGCATCGGATAGTCGGACAGGCGGGACACGGGATGCGGGCGGAAGTCGTTGAAGTCCATCTGCATCGCGATGCGGCGGTAGGTCGGGGCGGCCAGCTGGTAGCTGTCCTCCAGCCTTTTGTTCAGCGCGTTCTCCAGAATGAGCGGGAAATCGCTGGTGCCGTGCATCGCCATCTGGATCACATCCAGCCGGTCGCTCGCAGTGCGCAGAGAACCGCGATGGTCGATGCAGGCTGCCGCCATCTCGACCAGGGACCGGTCCATGAACGGGCGCGCCCGGTCATCCGCCGGTGCGCTGCGCGACATCTGCGCAGCCAGGGCTGCGGTGATCCCGGCGCGACGGGTGTCGCGCTCGTCCCGCGTCACGCGGGCAGTGGCCTGCCCGGGCATGGGGTTGTCCATATCGCTCGTCTCCCGGCGCTTGGCCATGATGAGGTCGAGCACCGCCTCGGCGCTCGTACCCGCGGTGATGTGGGTTTCGGCGAACTCGGCCGGCATACTGCCGATCGCCGCCATTTCGAGGATGCGGCGGGCGCGGACGCGCTCGGCCGCGACCGAGGCGACAGTGGATTCGCCACCGGGCGCCTCGGGCTCGATCGTTTCCACGGCGCCAGCCGGCGCTGCGGTATCGGTCGTCACGGCAGCATCCGGAGCCGCCGTCTTCTGTTCGTCAGCCATCTGACGTTCTCCTTTGCCTTTGCGGGAATGCCCCGCGATCATGGCCATGACGGCCTCACGTCCGGGCGCGCGGCCCAGCGTTCTCGATGCCTCGCGCAGCTCGCGCGGGGCATGTTCGTACATCCGGTAATCGAAGCAGGCCGCGACCGTGGCAGCCTCGGCATCGACCGATGTGGCAAACCCCATGTCGACCGCCATCTGGCCGTCGAGGATGGTCTCGTCCTGCATGACCCTGCGGGCCTCCTCGCGCCCGAGGCCGGTGCGGGCGGCATAGACATCGGCATAGGCGTTCGAGATGACCCGCAGCAGCTCGGCTTCCTTGATGTGGTCGGCCTCGGTGCCGCGCCCCATCGTCCAGGGCGTCGCCGGGTCGTGGATCAGCATCCATGCTCCCCGGCGCATCACGATCTCATCGCCGGCCATCGCGATCAGCGACGCCGCCGAGGCCGCGACAGCGTCGACGACGACCGTCACCTTGCCGGGGTGGTCGACCAGCATGGTGTAGATCGCCTGCCCCTCGCTGGCGATCCCACCGCCCGAGTTGATGCGCACGGTGACATCGCCGGACATCGAGGCGAGCTGATCGCGCACCTGCTTTGCCGTGAAATACTCCTCATCCCACCAGCTGGCGCCGGCGGTGCCGTAAAGCAGGATCTCATTCTTCGCCATTGTCCGGCTCCTTTCCGCTGGCGGCGGCGCCGCCCTTGTTGTGGTCCTCAGGCGCTGCGCCCGGCGCGGCAGGCTGTCCCGCCGCGGCCACTCTGGCATCGCTGTCGAACTTCAGACCGGCGGCATCCGCGACCTTTGCGTCCTCGGCCTGTTCCTCGATCAGCCGTTCCGGATCGTAGCCAAGCTGGCGCACCACGGACTGGCGGCTGGCGAAGCCGGCGCGCACCTTGTCGCGCAGCGCCGAGATTTCCCTTGTCGGGTCCACCAGCTTCAGGGGCGGCGGAACCCAGTCGAGCCTCAGGCCGCGCGAGGGCCTGGTCATCCGTTCAAGCGCCCATTGCTCGAGTATCCAGCGACCGATCGGCTGCATCATCTGCGGCACCAGCATCAGCCACTGCCAGGCCGAGACGTTGCTCTCCATTTCCAGCCGGCCGATCCGGGCCGAGCTGAAGTTCACATTGCCCAGATCGCCGGACAGGGCCTCATAGGTGATCCCGAGCCCGGCCGCGGCGGAGCGCAGGACGGCACGGGTGAATTCGTCGTAGGACTCGACGCCGGGCGGCACCGCGAAGCGCACGTCCTCCCCCGGCGCGACATTCTGGATCCGGCCCGGGACAAGCGACGTCGAAAGACCCTTCTTGTCCGTGTTCGGGTCCGTGTCGGCATCTGGCGAAACCCGGAAGGCGACGAAACAGGCGGCGATCTTCTGCCGCATCAGCTGCGCGTCCTGATGGTCCGCCATGTCCTGCAGGGTCATGGCAACCGGGGCGAACCAGCTCACGCCCCGCATCTGTCCTGGGCGATCCTGCCGGTAGACATGCAGTATCTCCGACGCAGGCACCCGGTGCGACGTCAGGTCCTGTCCCCTGCGCCATGGGGCTCCGGGGTGGCGCTGGAACAGCCAGTACGCCACGCGGCGGCCGATGGCATCGTATTCGATCCCCTCGCGCACATCGTTTCCGGACGCCAGCACGCCGTCCTTCGCCGTGTCGATGAAATCCGGCTCAAGCACCTGCAGTTGCAGCGACAGCGGCAGCCCGTCCCGGCGGTCGCGCAGCCGCCGGCGGATCAGTACCTCGCCCGCGTCGACGATGGTGTTCATCGCCAGCCGCTGCAGGCCGTAAAGGTTGTTGCGGCCGTCGGCGTCGATCAGAACGGTGTCAAGGTGACGCTCGACCAGGTCGCGCAGATCGGCCTGCTGGCTTTTTGTCCCGCCTGACACCTTCGGGATGATCCCGTCGCCCACCACGTTGTTCGCGATCACCGCCTGGGCCCGTGTGGCGAACGGCGTGTTGCGCACCATGTCGCGGGCAACGAAGGCCAGGCGCGCGCGGCGGTCAGCCGCGCTGTCGGCATCCCCGGCCTTCGGCTTCCAGGACGCGGCGCGACCCGTGGTCGTGGCCGCGTCGTAGTTCATGACCGCCTGCAAGGCGGAACGCGCCCGGGCACGGGCCAGCGCCCGCACGGGGGCGACCTGCGCGATGGCCCAGTCGAGGATGTTCATCGCTCAGACGCCCTTGCTGTAGGACGGGTTGTAATGGGTCACCACACCGCCCGCCGAGGCGGCGGCAAGCTGCGACGCGACATGGGCCCGCGCCTCGCGCAGCTCCGTCATCGACCGATATTCGACACGCTTGCCGTCATAGGACGACGACAGGACGCCCGAGGCGATCATGCGATCCAGCGCGTCGAGGTCCGCCTGCGTCACGCTCATAGCCAGTCCTTCCTCATCCTGATCCAGTCGCCGCTGTCTGCGGCGACTTCACCCTGCGGCGCCTCGGGCCGAACGGCCGTCCTGGTCACCATCGTCACGGTCCCGTCGAACAGGTCGGCTTGTGCTTCGGCCGGGGCCGCGCCCCGCTCATCCTCCAGCGCATCCCATTCAGCCTCGGTCATCGCTGCCCAGCCCTTCCGGCGGGCGGCTGCCTCGGCATAGTTCATCGTGTCGAGCCCCTCGTTCCGCCTGCCAGGCTCGGCCAGCTCCCAGACACTGGTGACCACACCGGTGCGCCCGCGCTTCAGCACGCGAACCTCCGACGTGATCTGGCGGTAATACTCGTCGCCAAGCCCGCGCGCGAAGCTGACATAGCCCCGCTCGATCGGGTCTTCCTTTGCCAGCCAGCCATAGAAGTCGGCCTTGAGCTGGCTGACGTTCAGCATGAAGGCCCGCCTTTGCGCCCGCTTCGCCTGACCGTCCTTCCGGCGCTCGAACTTCATCGGCAGCAGGACCGGGCCTGTCTGCGACACTGCCCCCTTGACCAGGATCACCCGGCTCCACGGATGGCGTTTGGCCCAGGACCAGACGTCCTCGGTGAACGTGCCTACGTCGACCGCCATCATGTCGATCGGCAGCCTCAGACCACGCTCCGTCCGCCAGGTCGCCCTCAGAAGGGCATCGAGGGCGGCGCGGCCTTCATCATCTCCGATGCTGTGCGGGATGACCCGGTAGTCGATCACCCAGCGCCGGTAGTTGCGCCCGAACGCGCAGATCTGCACTTCGATGCGGTCCTGCTGGCAGTCCACACCGGCCGTCAGCACGATTCCCCGCGCGGGCAGGGTGCCAACCGGCAGGCCGTCCGTTTCCGGGGCGTTCTCGACCCGGTTGCGCAGCGCCTCCCAGTCCGGCCCCTTGCTCGCCTGTTCGTAGGGCAGGCCCAGGACGTCGTTCCAGAACACCTGCTCTGTTTCCGCCTCCACTGCCTGAGACAGCGCCTCGGCGGTCTCGTGCGACAGGCTCATCCGCGTCCAGCCCATGACCTGGGCGTAGCTGACCGCGATGGACGCCCAGTCCCTCTGCGGCGCATAGGCCCGCCAGAGGTGGAACCCGGGGTGGTCGCCGCGCGGGTTGTGTGCGACCCACTGTCCCAGCGCCACGATACGTTCCTTGTCGCCATGTTCGATGGCGCAGCCGCATGCCTCGCATGTGAAGTGCGCGGCATGCAGGCGCTCGGGGTCGATCGAGGCCCGGAAGTTCTCCCACGTCAGCGGCGCCATGTTGCCGCAGTGCGGGCACGGCACATGGTAGAACCGCTGGTCGGATCTGTCGAAGGCACGCGAAATGCGGCAGGTGCCGCGGATCAGCGGGGTCGATACCCGCAGGATCTTGGCATCCTCGAACCCCTCGGCCCGGCTCAGGGCCAGCGCCTCGGGATCGCCCTTGTCGGTCTGTTCGTATTTCGACAGGTCATCCAGGATGACCAGTCGCCGTGTCGTCCCGGTCAGGTCGGCGGGCGACCCGGCCGAGGCGATCTTCAGGCTGCCGTTGCGGGCCAGCGTCTCCTGGTTGAACAGGGCATCGGTGTTTTCTCCGCGCCCGTCCCCGAAGATGGCCCGCAGGGCCGGCGTCTGCCGCCGCATCGGCAGCCACTTGTTGTTCGCCCACTCCTTGGCCGCGCTCATCGTCGGATGAACGACCAGGGAATCGAGCGGCGTATACTCGTGCCAGGCCGCGACGGTCGGCTGGATGATCGACACCGTCTTGCCCCACTGTGCCGATCCCCGGACCGTCACCTCCCGGCACGGGTGATCCGGCGACAGCACCTCGTGGATCTCCCGGATGAACGGGAACCGCGAGATCCGGAACGGCCCCGGCATCGGCGATCGCTCGTCGAACACGATGTTCGCCTCGCACCACCGCGTGATGTCGAACGGCGGCGGCGGGGCCATGACCCGCGCCGCGGCGCGGGCCAGCGCGGCAGAGGAAGCGGTCAGGAAGCCCACGTCAGTGGATCGTGTCCGATCTGATGACACCGGCCTCGATCATCAGCGCGCGCTGTGACGCCGAAAGAGCTACAAGCCGATCCTGACGCTCAACCTGCCTGGTGACGTTCGGCAGCTCAGGCCGCATCTCATCCGGCATGTGGGCGATGGTCCGCTGCGCTTTCACCCCAAAGCGTTCATCGCCGACAGTCGTTTCTTTCCGCCAAACATACCAACCAGGCCCACGAGCCCCACATTCAGGTTCGTCGAGCCAAACGCTTTGTGGTGTTTGGCGCTGGCATGGGAGCCAAGCGAGATGCCTTTTCCGGCGGTGCAGTGCGACGCCGGCCACAGACCGCGATACATCACCACAAAACTTTGCGCGGAGTGCGCCTGGAACAAGATCAACGTTCGTCCAAGATGACGCGACCCTACCAGTAATCCGTTTGATCCGGTCGCGGATCAAGAAGTTCGGCTCTGCATCATGCGCGGTCGTCAGGCCCGGCTTATTAAGCACTGCCAGAATGTAGGCCGCCCCGAGCAAAATATTGTTGCGTTCAGAAATTGGCACCAGCTGCATAGGCTCCAGACCCATTGATTTCAGTCCGCTGTCGTGATTCAGGCTCCGCAAGGAGACCTGATCTATGAGCAATCTTTACTGGCTGACCGAGGCGCAAATTGAGCGCCTGAAACCGTTTTTTCCCAAGAGCCATGGCAAGCCCC